TGTGGTGGTGTGTATATAGCTGAAATCGATGGTAAAGTCGTTGGTTTTCATGGTATTGGCAGTGAGCAGAGCTCGGCCAAACCTTTGTTTTATCCACCCACCGCAGCTTGGTGTGAGGAGATTGCTAAACAGTCTCATGGTAAATGTGAGTATGAAGTTATGAAAGATGCTGAGTATGAAGTAGCTTTCAAAGCGATTGTTAATAGTCGCGCTTCCCCAAGTGATTTAAAATACCAAGGGGGCAAGTAGATGAGATACTTGCTCCCTATCCTCATGACTCATACAAAATCACGATTCGACAAGGTCGACCAGATATCGGTGTGTATTTACCGTATATAGGCGCCATTTCTCGGAGGTTTAATCCGAAAGAACCCCATTATTATGATGAGGTTGTCGATGATTGGTTGTGTGTGACGGGTGAAGATCCAAACCAATATAGTCGTTATGGAATAGTGCCAAAGAGATTGGACCTAGCGACTAAATCAATACAGAGGTATGATCGTGTGCCTCATCCTTTCTCGAAAGAAGTGTGTCGTTTTTACGACATAGCTGGTGATTGGTTAGAGAAGACATTCTCACCTTATTTATGTGAATCAAATTTGTGCACATATGACTATATGACTGAGTGGTTAGCCCCGGATAAGTCCCCAGGGACTCCGTGGACCTATAAACACCCGTTTAAATGTGATTATTGGAATAGCCCACATGCTGATTTTTATACTAAGTACTGGGACGTATTAAGTACACCTGATTATATACGAAGCTTATGCTCTGTTAGTATCAAGGAGGAAGTGCGTCTTGTGGAAAGGATAGATCGCGGTGAAGTGCGTACCATAATTGCTATGGATGTTAACCACGTTGTTGCTCATGGTCAATTATGTTTAGAGCAAAATCAACGGCTTACTGCTACTCATGAAGAACATCCCATTAAGTTGGGTATCAACATGTTTGGTGGTGGCTGGCACAAATTGAATTATAAGATGAGCAGGTTTGGTAGTGGTGCGAACACTATTGAGCTTGATGGAAAGAAATTTGATAGTAAGTTTCGATACTATTGCTTTCAGAAGATACAAAATTTTCGTTTCAAGATGCTGAGTGCTGAATATCGCACTTCTGAGAATCGTGAACGATTGAAGAATCTGTATTATGAGTTGGCTCATAGTCCGCTGGTGAATGTTGATGGCTGTGTTTACGGTCGATCTTCTGGTAACCCTAGTGGGCAAGGTAGTACAACTCCAGATAATTCGTTGAAAAATTATATGGATATGATAGTACTTTGGCATTTAATAATGCCTCAGGAATTCCATACATATGAACATTTTGTTGAATTTACGGAGCTTTGTATTGTTGGAGATGATATTAATATATCAGTTCATCCAAGCATACATCATTTATTTAATACAGTAGCGATACGGCGTGTTATGGCCGAAATTGATATGGAGTATCATTTTGCTGCTGAAGAATTTAGGCATAATTATGAGTGTACCTTTCTAGGTCACGGTTTTAGTTTAGTAGATATTGATGGTTCTGGTAATTCTATGTATTTACCTGTCATTGACTGCGAACGTATGCGTTCGAATATGTTGATATATAATGAAAAACACACTGTGGAAAACACTATTGTTAGAGCGTGTGGTCTTAGAAATGAGACTTTTGCTTGCAATGAGTGCCGGGTGTGGTTTAATAATTTGATTCAATATTTGCGCAGCAAGTACGGT